ATGACGTACGGCATCAAAAAGATGACTGATGACTAACGACGATCAAAAACTCGATGTATACTTGCCGATATACGACTTATTGCCCGCGGAATGGCAAGAGAGTCGTACATTTATTGCGCAGGTCTTGCGTCGAATTGCTAACACGTTAAACATTAGGGAGATAGGTTGGTATCTAGACGAAGAGGTGATTGCTGGTCAGCTGTACATCCCAGGCGTTACAGCAGCTAGTAATAACTATATGCGACCGATGTACCGCACGGTTTACCGCAAAGTAATCGATTTTGGGGCTTTGCCGAACGCTGCTACAAAAACTGTTGCGCACGGTATACCGATGACGTCATCTTACACGATCACTAGACTGTACGGCGCAGCAACAGATCCGGTAGCATTATCAGCTCAGCCGATACCCAATCGTGATATATCATTAGTCATGCTTGCATCGAGCATAGCAGTATCAACAGCACTTAATCTAAGCGCGTATACTCGATCATTTGTGGTCGTAGAGTACATGCAAGAGTTGTAGGAGGATAAAATGTGGTTGTCAGATCTACTTGGAGGCACTCCAGCAAAAATGGAGCAAGTATCTACATTGCTCCCGGGACAACAGAGTCTACATAATCAGTTGCTCAGGTCGTTGCGTAGGCCGGGAGCAGGAGGAGCGTTTGGAGCGTCTGCTGATTATTATAGAGATCTAATGTCAGACGATCCGTCAGATCTAGATGCATATCTCGATCCGGCGATGAGACAATACTATCAAGATATTATGCCTGGGATCGCAGAAAGGTACGCAGGAATGGGTTTGGGGGCATTATCGAGTAGCGCTCATCGTAACGCTCAAATCCAAGGCGGTACAGATCTTGCAGAGAGACTTGCAATGTTGAGAGCTAATCTCCGTCAATCTGGATCTCAGGGACTTATGCAGATTGGCAATCTTGGGTTACAGCCTAGGAGTCAAATGATACAGACGCAGGCTGGGAGTCAAGGACTGTTGCCAGGACTTGCACAAGCTCTACCATCGTTTTTAGGCGCAAAAATATAAGAGAAAAATCATGGTTAAAATTAGACAAGCTCCCCTTGCTGGCCGTGTAGGCGAGAGTTTATCGAAAGGGTTAGCGGATATGCTCCCGGAAGAGCTCGCTTATCGACGTCGAGCACAAGGGTTAAGAGCGTTTGCAGATGCGTCTCAAGATCGAGATCCGATGCAAAATCTTGCGGAAATATCTAGCGTGTATGGTGTTACGCCTCAAATGTTACAGTCGTTTGCGGATTTGTCGAGACTGCAACAGCAAAAGCAAGCATATGCGCGCACGCAGCAACGTAGAGCCCCTCAAGTGCAAAATCAAGCACTACAAGCTCCTCAGGGTATCTACAGCGATGTTGCAGATGACGGTGTAATTGCTCGTGGAGGGGAGAGGATGGGTCGTGGATTACTAGATGTAGCTCGTCAATTGCCATGGCAACAGAGACGTGCAGCAGGGGCAAGCGGCATCATGTCTAAGAGACCTCCACCTCCCGAGCAAGAGGGGGTTCCTGAGATAGCTCAAGAGTCGTTTTTGTCCGAAAAAGCTCTTCCCGCTGTACCATGGACCCCTCAAATGAGGGATGAGCGTGTTCAGGAGTATATGTCGCAGGGTTTTTTTCCGGATCAGGCGAGAGATCTTGCGTCTGACGATGAGCGGCGCTATCTCACAGCTCCGACAGTGTATCAACAGAGACTAGAGTCGTTGGATAAAAAAAGCAAAGATGCGAGAGACGAACTAAAACGACAAATCGAAACAAAGCTGCAAAAAAAAGGAGAGGACGTTTACAAGGATGTGCTCGGAGAAATGTCGATCGGATTAGAGCGCGGATTTGAAAAAGATCTGAGAGAAAATCCGAATATAACTGTTAAGGATGCTGCAAACAAGTGGTCTAAGATTGCGTTAGATCTCGCAAAAACAAAATCTCAATTTGTTAAGCTTGCAAATACAACAGGGGTAGAATCTATTGTAAAGGGAAATGAAGTATTTGAAAAGCTTAGATCCTATCAAGATATATTCGAAAAATCTGGAAATTCCGAAGAGTATTTTAATTTGTTGAAATCAGAAATGGGACTATCTCCGCAAGCGGCAGCGTTTGTTGCGTATCCAGTTAGTGACGATGTTAAAAAGTATATTCTTTCGTTGCCATATTTTCCTAAAAACAAGAAAGGGAAATTAGATATTACAGATTATGACGCGATTGTTTCAGCTTCACAAAAAGCTGCTCAAGATATATCTAAGATGATCAAACCTGATGACAGTATCTTATCAATCGCAAAATCTCTTTCAAGGAAAATCTATAGATTTTCTCAGAGAGATTTTTTTGATGAATTAAGAAAAGATGTAGAAAATATACAACTAAATGAAAGACAGAAAAGAGAAATAGCCGAAGGAGAAAGAGATATATTACCAAATTGGGCGGATATTAAAATCATGCCATCGGCAAACAAAGGTGAACTATGAGACCCGATGAAGAAGCAGCAGCAGCAGAGATTGAGAGAGATCGACAGATGCGCAGTATGTTAAAGACCGGCGCAAAAACCGTTGGCACTGTTGCAGCCGGCGGACTAGCAGCTCGTGTGATGCCGCTTTTGTCTGAGCTCGTACCAACAGATTTTGCGTATAACGCGATTGCTAAAATTTCCCCGCCTTTAGGAGCATTCCTGAAAAGAGGAAAAGATTCGGGGTTAGATGTGCGCGGAGGTCTTAACTATCTAAGAGACAATTTATTCTCGGAAAAAAAACAAGAGGAAGAGGAAAAAAAACAAGGGACAAAAGCACAAGCGGACACAAAAAACATTGTGCAGAGATACTCCCCTGGGTTACATCAATATATAGTCGAGCAAATAGGTAATGGCAGATCAGCGCTAGAAGCTGGAGCTCTTGCTACATTAGATAAGTCTCATGCAGCCGCGATCAAAAAAATTGTAGCTGACGCAAAAACACCTTGGAGTGAGATTGTGGAAGCGTCTTACGGAGGAACTAGGTCTATGTCTAATCGTGCAGAGACTATGCAACAAGATGTGGGAGCTCGTCCACAAACAAGTATGAGATCGGATAAAGCTAAAGGATCTGGACAACAAGCATTAGCTGAAATTTTGGCTAAGATTAACGCACGACTTGGTCAGCAATGACAAGCAAAGAGATCTTAGCTCTAATCAGAGATCTTGTTGCAGCTGTATCGCAAGTACAACAAGAGGAAGAGATCGATGATGCACTTGCTGGTGAGATAGCTAAGACTCTCAACAATCTACTTGTAAGATTAGACAGCGCAGAAGAGCAAGAGAAAGTTGCTCAGCAACAACAGATCGAGCAACAAGCTGCTGCTCCACAAACACTATCTAACGATGCACAATTGCTCTGGGTGCTTGCAGGACGTAATCAAGACGCGTTTTTGCAATACTTGCAGACTTATAGCACGCGCGAAACACAAGAGTTGCTTAATGATCGCAATCTCTTACAGTCTACAATTGCTAGACTATCGAGAGATATGCCCCCAGGAGAGCTCCAAGAGGTTGGAGGAGTCAAGCAAGCGGATTTACAGAGCAGTAATATTTGGGGTACAGCATACGATCCGCGAACATCTAAGATGTTAGTAAGATTTCAAGGGGGAGGGGTATATGAGTATGCTGGCATCCCAAGAGGTATCTATCAAGCATTTGTCTCTGGATCCGCAGCTGCAAAAACCAAAGGCAAAAATAAGTATGGACAGTGGTGGGTCGGTAAGACTCCGTCCCTTGGCGCTGCAATGCACGAGTATATTAAGCGCGGTAACTTTCCGTTTCGCCGTCTTTCTTAACTTGTAAAGAAAAAACCTACTAAATTAATCTGGATAGATACTGTCTCATGATAACTTTTCCAGGAAAAAATGTTACGAATCATACGACCAGGACGCGGCAGAAAAGCCCTCACCTATAAAGATCCTACTCTGATTTCTGACCTTGACTCTCTGATCGACGGTGACTCGATTTACGGCATAAGATGGACTTGCAAGAGCGTTAGAAAATTAGCTGACGAACTTTGTAAAATGGGACATAAACTGTGTGATATGATCGTTTTTAAAGAGCTTATAAAGCAAAAATACAGCCTGCAAGTTAAAAGAAAAAAAGATGAGGGTTCGTTTCGACGAGATCGAGATAAACAATTTGCACATATAAACGAAACTGTTATCGCGTTTCAAAAACGTGGCGATCCTGTAATCTCTATCGATACAAAAGAGAATGACGGAAATAGCGACAAAACATGTTTGCTAAAAGGGAAACGGAAAGTAAAAGTCTACGATTGCGTTGACAAGACACTTAGCAAAGAGATGCTCAAAGGATTCGTTGCGGTTGGAATTGATCATGATACCGCCGGATTTGCTGCTGCAATGATTGGTCGCTGGTGGGCAAATGTTGGACATAATGCATACCCTCACGCAAAAAATCTCTACATTACTGCTTACGGCGCAGGGAGTAATGCGTCGAACGTGCAATGGATGAGAGCGCTGCAAAAACTTGCTGATGAGACAAATCTCTCTATCAACGTCTCACATTTCCCCGCTGCTACAAGTAAATGGAATCAAATAGAGCATCGCATGTGCAGTTATATTAGTGTGCATTGGCAAGAGACAGCTCTCGTTAGAGAGATCATAATAGATCTCATTAGTCACACGAAAACAGATTTGAGCATAGGTTCATCGAGCGAACTTGATGAAAACTCTTATAAAAAAGGTATTGTAGCAACAGAAAAAGAATTTGACGACATGTCTCTCAGACGAAGCACGCTCACCGAAAGGACACGACGAAGAGAACTACACGAACATTGGAACTATTTGCTTTCTCCTCGTGCTACAACAGATCTCTCTTAGTCATTTCTCTCTTTTTCGTACCATAGTCCTCTAGTCAATCCATTTTAGCGGTCCCACATTTTCGGTCCCAAATTTTTCCTCGCCTCCCTTTTTGCAAAGTAATTTTTTCCAAAAATCTCGATTACGCAATACGAAGCTCACAGCATCGATATCAATCTTGATCGCTATATACACACCACCGAACGCAAGATGTAAGCTCTCACAGCATCTCTATGAGTCGTTTTTCAAAAAAAGTATTTCATTTCTGGCCAATGAAATAATTATTTGATAGTTTTGAGAAAAATTGGGAGAGGAGGGGAGACGCATAATGACAGCTAACATGTACAACCAATCCGGTGGACCATTTGCAAATGTGGTGGATGGATATGTGTATCCGCAATATCTCTCAGACCCTATGCGTGCGCCAACTGTTAACGATATATACCCTCCGGGCACTCGTTGGCAAGATAACTCTACAAATCCCGTTATCATATATATCACAACAGGAAACGGCTTGTGGTACACTGGAGGAGCAAATAAAGCTACAGATACGATTTACGGTACTGTTATCTTAACAGACAACTCAGAGCCAGTGGCAACAAAAGCATACGCAGATGCTCTCGCAATTGCTGGAGCACCGGTGGCAACTCAGATTGTTGCAGGTATCGGTCAACTTGCGACTAACGCCGAAGCGGTTGCGGGTACAGCATCTACTCCAGCGCTTGCTCTCTTACTTACCCCATCTAATCTTTCTTCTGTTTTTGCTGCCCCACCCGCGATCGGCGGGACTACTCCCGCGGCAGCTGTAGTGACAACATTACAGACAACTGGGTTATTAACTGCATCTGCAAGTGCTACTGTAGATACAGCGGGGACGGCTCTTAATCTTGGTACAGATAACTCAGCCGATGCAATTAACTTAGGATTAGGTACTACCGCTAGGGCGATACATGTCGGCGACTCAGCAGCCGCTCACGTAATCACAATCGGATCGACAACTGGAGCGGCATCGACAACAATACGAGCTGGGACTGGGGGATTAGCTCTATCATCTACTGGCAGTGGTGATATTACTCTAGCATCATCTGATACCTTGTTGTTAGATTCAGCTGGGGTGTTAGAGCTAAACTCTTCAGCGGCAGCTATTTCGATCGGTAACGATGCTGTAGCTCAAGCGATAAATATCGGGACGGGGGCGGCGGCTAGAACTATTACGATTGGTAATAGCAGTGGCGCTACGTCAGTAGTGATTAATGCCGGTACTGGTAACTTAGATATCGGTACTAATGCAGTTGCTCATACTGTTACGATCGGTAATAGCACTGGAGCTACATCTGTTGTGATCGATTCTGGGACGGGCCCGATAAACATCGGTACTAATGCAGTTGCTCATACTATTACAATCGGCAATGTAACGGGCGCGACAGCTGTTAATTTTAACACTGGGACGGGCGGAACTACTTATACTACCACAAATGGTATTTTTACTGTTGCGACAGGTACTGGGACTATTAATGTATCAGCTGATGCAGCTAATACTACAGTTAATATTGCTACCGGCGCGGGAGTCAAAGCACTCACTCTTGGATCGACTAACACTACATCGTCTGCTACTCTCCGTTGCGGATCCGGTGCTATGTCTATTACATCAGCAAACGGGACATGGACAGCATCGTCCGGGACCGGAGATATCAATATCTCCGCTGACGCTACAGCTACAACCGTTAATCTTGCCACAGGGGCCGGAGCGAAATCGTTAACTATTGGATCAATTAACACTACATCTGCAACTACTGTGCAGTCCGGATCCGGCGGTGTGACAATCACTGGCGCTAACGGACCGATCACTGCTAATTCCGGGACCGGGACAATTAGCGTATCATCAGATGCAGCAGCTACAACTGTTAATATCGCAACAGGTGCTGGAGCTAAGTCAGTTACAATCGGCAGCTCTAACACTACATCGTCTCTTGCACTAGTTGCAGGGTCGGGAGCATCGTCTTTTACTAGCTCCAACGGGACTCTCACTGTTAACACAGGTACTGGAGCGATTGGGATCTCTACAGATGCAGCAGCTACAACAGTTAATATCGCGACCGGAGCTAATGTTAAGACAATAGCGATAGGGGGGACAGCGGCTAACGTAATCGCTATTGCTAACACACAGACCGGAGGATCGCTAGCGATTGGCGACGCGATGACGACCGGGACTATTGCCATTGGTGGTTCGGGGGCTCATACCGGCACGATCACGATTGCAGGAGGAACCGGAGCTCAGACACTAAACATTGCGAATAGTACCGGTGGTAAGACAGTTAATATTGCTACCGGTGCGGGGGCTAATACTGTTACCATCGGATCTACTAACACTACATCTACAACTACAATTAATTCTGGATCTGGTAATGTTAATATTGCCGGTGGTCATCTAGCTATTGCAAGTGTAGCGAGGACTTTACTGGTAAACGGAGGTGCTGTAACCGATTTTATCGGGACTGGAGTGTTAACTGCCGGTACTCAGACAATTGCTAACACTAATATTGCGGCTGGAGATGTAATCTTATTGACTCGTACAGCCGTTAATGCATCTACAACTCTTGGATTTTTGACCTACACTATTAATGCAGGTGTATCATTTACCGTTAATAGTGTGATTGTTGGGACTCCGGGAGCTGTACAAACTGCTGATGTAAGTTCATACGCTTATTTTATCGTCCGTCCTACATAATTAGGAGGTGAGAAATGATTAAATCAGTCACAAAAATAGAGGTTAAATCTGGAGATAAAATCTATCAATTTATTTGCGATAACGATGCGTCTCTTGGCGCAGTACATGACGTGTTGCACGTCATGAAAAATTTCGTCGTCAAAAAAATTGTAGAGGCGGACGAGCAAGAGAGCAAAAAAGAATCGACAGTCGAGACTACATGACAACGCAAGATGAGCAATATTTTCAGTCGATCCCTGTAGGTCAATTTAATCCAGCATCGCTCACGGGTAGTTTTCAGGCGGTTTTTGCTTCTGGTTTTGACGATCCGATAAAAATCTATAAGATGTACAACGGATCTGACGTAGCTGTAGATGTATCGTACGACGGAGTTAACGTGCATGATGTATTGCCTGCTGGCGGTACGTTAATTGTTGATCTACAAGCTAATCACAGCTGCAACCCGCCGTACGGCTCCGGCACGCTTGTTGGGAGAGGAGGGCAAAATGTATGGGTGCGCACTAGTGTACATCCGACTTACATCACAATTGGCGGTTATCGATAATGCAGTCGAGTAACTCATGAGTCAATTTTTTGTCGCTCTTGGTGATAGCGCAGGCGAAGTACCAACTTCTTTTCCGACAGACTCCGGAACAGCCGTCCCTGTTGCACATGTACTTGCGATTCAGGGGAATGCATCTACCAGCAACAATTCTGACGGGATACAGACAGTTGGAGCGGGTAATGTAGTATCTATCGAGCTGACTAATCGAGTACGAGCGACGACAACAACAGCAGGAGCTGCATCATCTACAGTAACTCTACTCAACAATCTCTCGTCTGGTGTTTATGTTTTTGACATTAAGATTGTTGCATTCCCTTCGGCAGGCGCAAATGCAAATGCATACGCAATTGTTGGAGCTATTGTAAGCGATGGTATTACAGCGACGTTAATGCCTAACCAGGCATTAGATTCGTTCGAATTATCTGTTCCGGCAAGTTGTTTGATTAATGTTTCTGGTAATAATGCTGTTGTTATAGTAACAGGATCTGTAGGGGTCAATTACAGCTGGACTATTGTCGGTAATTATATGTATGGTAATTAGATGCCAGGATTTGCCAACGACTCTTCATTTAATTCTATTGTTTTTGCCGACAATATAGATTTCTCGGGTAATCATCCTCAATCAAGATCTATTACAACTGACGGTCAATTATTAATCGGTTCTACTGCTGTGCCAAATATAAGAACCGGTAATATTGTTTCATCTGACGGATCTATTCTTGCCACTTATTCTTCTCCGAATATCAATTTAAAGGTTGTTGGTAAACTATCTTATAACAACTTAGATCCCGCTGATTTTCGAGTATCTGCTGTTGGAGTTGTGCAATCTACTTATACTAAGTCGTTTTTATTTGGAGGTATGTGATGGCGACAACAATAAAAGTGCTCGGTCAATCAGCACCTCTTGCAACTACTCTCACAACATTATATCTTGTGCCTCTTGCAACACAAGCTGTTGCATCATCGATTGTTGTATGCAATCGTGCAGCAGCAGCAACAAGTTTTCGTGTTGCAATTCGCCCTGCTGGAGTTGCTATCTCTAACGAACATTATTTATATTATGATGTGACGATTGCTGGCAATGATACGTTTATCGCGACAATTGGGATTACATTAGCTGCAACAGATGTTGTAAGTGTATATAACACTCTTGCAACTCTATCTTTTAACTTGTTTGGTCAGGAAATAACTTGAAGGGATTATGGCACAAGGAACTGTTGGAGTTAATATACTCTCTAATACTGTAAGTGTTGGAGGTGCTAATGTATCCGCTTTTGGAGATTTGATAGCTGTAGATAATACTCCAGTGATACAATTAGATTTTGTTTATGGGATTAATTCGCAGACTGCATCAACGAGTGTTACTACAACTGGGGTTGCTGATACTAACGCAAGTAGACTCAGGTTGCAAACTGGAGTTGGAGCTGCTGGAGCAGCAAGTCTAACAAGTACGCGTATAGCGCGGTACAGAGCGGGTCAAGGCATGACCGCTCGTTTTACAGCAGCTTGGACGTCATCTGCAAGTAATAGTACGCAATTTGTTGGAGTTGGTAATACTCAAGTTGGTTATTTTTTTGGATTTAACGGCACTAGTTTCGGATTGTCAATAAGAAACGGCGGATCAGATAATTTTGTAGCGCAGACAGATTGGAATGGAGATAAATGCAACGGGACTGGAGCGTCTGGTTTTAACTGGAATAAGACTTTCGGGAATGTAATGCAAGTTAGATACCCATTTTTAGGGTATGGTGCAATTACTTTTTGGGTCGAAAATCCGTCAAATGGATTTTGGATATTATGTCACACTATACAATATCCCAATTCTACAGCATCTGTTCAAGTTTCTAATCCATCCTTTCCGTTTTTTGCTGTTGTTACTAATTCTGGGAATACATCTAATCTGATTATGTATGTCGGGTCTGTGGGTGTATTTATTTCTGGTCAGAGACAGTTTTTGGGGGCACAATGGGCAACGTCAGCTCTTAAAAATACAATATCGACCGAAGCCAATCTATTTAATCTTAGAAATTGTACAACTTACAATACTGTATCAAATACAGGTCTGATTAGATTAAGATCTATATCAGCTGTTACAGACAACGGTAACGGTATTGCAACAATAAGATTAAAGCAGGGGGTTACAATTGGCGGATCTCCGTCGTTTGCTCCGATTTCAGGTTCCACTGCCGATCAGGGGGTTACAATAACAAGCGGTAATAGTATTGCATCTGTAGATGTTGCGGGGACGGGCACAACCGGAACAACAATTTTTAATCTCGTACTTGCGCGCAATAGTAATTTCTCGATTGATCTTACGCCATTTTCTATTTTTATCGCGCCGGCGCAAACTTTAACTGTAACAGCAGAGAGTGCTGCGTCTGCATCTATCTCTGTTGCGCTTAACTGGCAAGAAGACGTATAGCGTTAACTATCAAGAGTTTATATGACCCAAGGATATACGAAAGGCGTGCCGATTGATACCGACGGCACGATGTCTGCAAATAGCAATCAACTTGTACCGTCGCAAGCAGCTGTAGTGACGTATGTCGGAGCGCGTACAGATGTATTAACATCTACAGTAACAGCCGGACAAATCTTAAGATCTGCATCATCAGCACCTCCGTCATGGTCTACAAGTACTTATCCGGCTACTAACGCTGCTAACACACTATTGTATGCATCAGCAGCTAACACGATGTCAGCATTGCCGACAGCAAACAATAGTATATTGTCTACAGACGCCTCCGGGGTACCATCCATGGGCACTAGTCTTAGCAACGACTACACTTACACAAGCGCAACCGCGGGAGCAACTCGCACTCTTACTGTTACTAACACAGACAACAGCAATGCAGCATCGGCAGCAATTGTTAAGATTGCAAGTGGAGGCGCGTCGGCAGGAGATGCATCGTTGCAAGTCTCTACAACAACGACTACTTGGTCGCTCGGGGTAGACAATAGCATCACAACGCCGACAGCTGATACGTTTGTGATCGCCCAAGGTACAGCTCTTGGTACTAACAATATTATGTCTGCTGCAACAAGTGGTGAGATTAATTATCCTTTACAACCAGCTTTTCTCGCTACTAACGCTAGCGATGTTAATAACGTCACTGGGGACGGCAGTAATTATACTTGTGTATTTGCAACAGAGATATTTGACCAAAACTCTGATTTTTCTTCTCCTAATTTTACTGCTCCAGTAACCGGTAGATATTATTTAAGTACATCAATCGGGATTGGTAATGTCACTGGCACTGCTTTTATAATTGGACATTTTGCAATAGTTACTAGCAACCGTAATTATGTTGTATCTAGGTTAAGTCCATCTGCTGTTAGAAACACTTTTGATTATACTTATTTTGTTGGTAATTCTTGTATTGCTGATATGGATGCTGGTGATACAGCTAGTGTTTATATCGGGATTGCCGGCGGCACAAAAATAATTACTTGGCTGGGGTCTACAGGAGCGACTAATCCTGGTCCATCTTATTTTTGTGGAAATTTAGTTTGTTGATGTATCACAAGTGGTATTTATTTAACAAAACAAAGAAAGCCTGGGAACAAAAAATGAAGATATCTGTTGACGATAAAGAGTTATACAGTCTTTCTGAAACAAAAAAGAAAGTCATTAAGAATGATATACATGAAGATGAGTTTGACGAGGATTGTAAAAGAAGACTTAAATGGGTATTAGAGCATAAATACGAGCAATGCTTTAAGCGATTAAAAGAAGAATGGGATAAGAAATTACCAGGTCTAGGAATTAAAAGCGTACCGACAAACGCGGAAGAATACGCTGAATTAGTATTCTCGCAAAAAGAATACAAGTCAAGAAAGCAAAGAGAAGAAGAGTATGAAAAACAATAAGAGGAACAAAAAAAGAACGAGAGTGTTGTATGAAGAGGATTTATTTATTTTCTTTGGGCCTTTTTTTGCAATCTTGCAGTTCGTTAACTGAATTATATCGATCAGCTGAAGATATTGCTAACAATGACTGTATAGATTTGACGGTATCAAAAGACGTATTGGAAGATGAAGAAAAGGATCTGAAATTAACTATCGAGTTAACAAAACATCCTAAAAATCAATAGATTATGCACAAAAAAGTGATGAAAGAAGCGGCGCAAAAACTTGTAAAAGATGCTAAGCATTACAAAGCGCAAGCAAAAAATGAAACGTCAGAAAAAAAGAAAGTGATGGAGAGAAAAGAAGCGAAAGAGGCGTTATCAGCAGCACACGATTTGCAAAAGAGAGTAAAAACATCTCACGGTAGATAAGATGGTAGACAAGAGTACGACGTGCGAAAAATGCAACGAAAAGTTGATTTTCTTGGGCAAGTATCCGACGTGTAAATGCAGTAATGTTTTAGACAAAAAAAGCACCCAATCCCCGATCAAAAAAGATGAAAACAAAAAGGGGAAGGGTGCAAAGTGATGAGCTAAGATCCAGAAAGACCATGATACACAGCTTTTCTCCACCCTCTTTTTTGACAGTCTGCTGTACCGCCATCAGCCGCCACAAGCGAAAATAACCACCATCTTTCTTCCGGTCGCAAAGACAACCATTTTTTACAAATTGTTTTTATTTGCGTTGCGTCTGCTTGTTCGACAGCCCATGCTAGTAAGCACAACTCTTTTCCGAGCAAACGATCGACTTTGTTTATGCTTGATTTCCAGCGACTTGCGGGGATTTTTATAGATTCTAGTCGACGGTTAAAATCGAGCATCACTTCTTCGGCGATCAAATTCCACAAATTTTTTGACAAAACTGCGCGTACTACATCTTGTAAGCTGCAATCTTGCATATATCCATAATGTTCAATGATTTGTACTTTTTCTGTTTGGATGTCTACGTGAAAAACTTGAGCTTCTAATTTTTTTGGCGCGCCAAAATCTACAGTTTTTGTTTTTTCTTTCATTGAGTGTTTCCGATATTTTTAAGTAAAAATATGTCTATCTTTTTTTTGTGACCTTCAGTGATTTTTTTAGAGCTTGATCTTCTTGGATTTGTTTACGAAACTCTTTATCGTCTTTGTTTATATGTTTAACAATCTTGTCTTTTTCTTGTTTCTTCATTTTATTCCTCTTCTTCTTTGTTACTCTCGTCTTTATCGTGCCTGTACTCGAAATTCTTACCGTTGAAAAATTCTGGATCCGCTAATTCTCTAAGTATTCTTCCTGGTTTTATATATATAATACAGTGTTCGGGCACTTGTATTTTATCTTTCTTGCCGTTTAACGACCAATTTATTGTTTTCGGTGGTTTTGTTTTGCAGTCGACTGATAGATAATTAACGATTGTAAATCGATGACGTCCTTTTGCAACTTGTTCCAAAAATTCCATGAATTTGTCTATTACGAGACACACGTCTTCTTTGTGTATTGCGAGTCTTTCTGAGATATATCTCACAGCATCTTTTTTTACATATGTTTGATGTTCTTCCATTTTTCCCTTCTATTAATTCAATGCCTTCAATTTCCAATATGTACTCTGTACATTGTTTTTTCTTCGGACCGATATTTGTCTAGATCTATACTTTGCAGCTCGGGGATCTTGTCATATTGCACAGATCCTTTCCGCTTGTAGCTACACACAGATACTCCATGACCTTTACAATTTTTTGCATCGCTCATCGAGATGAGTTGCGTTTTGAGCTCTTCCTCTTCTTTTTCGAGTTCTTTTCGTTTTTGCGAGATCATTGTGTAGCGTTCAGCTACATGTTTCCACAAGTCGTCGTCTCTCTCTATGTATTTATCCACCGGAGGAGTCTTGGAAGTTAGAGAGTTGTAAAACTCAATTTCTTTTTCGAGCATCTTGTCGATATAGTCGTTGTCTCTATGTACGACAATGTTAACGCCATCGACGCCGTCGAAACTGTAATAATAGATGCTATCTAGCCCCACAACGTACATGATATGTTGTAGTTGAGGGTAGTAGATATGAGGTACTTGTCCAAGCGCAGCAATCATGTGATTGCGCTCCCCTGGGCATTTGATCTCGACTGCTATTTTTCCGTCGCGTGTAATTCCATCAATCGAGGCCATGGCAAACCCTTTGACAAATACTCCAGGGGTCATATCTAAGCCAGTATCGATGCAAAAAGCGTCTCTTGCTATAGGCTCTAGATCGAGTCCGCGTTGCATCGGCCCTGTAATCTCTTGCCGGTTTCCGTTCATTTTATCGTAATACAGTTGAGATGGCGATCGAAACGTATTAGCTCCGACAATTACAGCTGCATCGGTCGACGTGATCTTAGTGCGTCTCATGTCGAGCCATGCTTGTGATCCTTGCTCAATATCGATCTTTACAGTTTCGTTTTGATCGTGAGTGTGTTGTGTATGTATCATTTTGTCCTACAGCGTTTTTATGATGTTTTGCAGCTCTTGCTTGATGTTTTTTTCTCTCACTGAGAGTTTGACTCTTTGCAGTTTGCGTATGTGCCGGTAAAACGGCTTTACCGCGCGTTTAAGTGTATCGATCTGCTTTGCGTTAAGATCATCTACTTGTATGTCTGTTTGTTTTTCGTCCATTTCTTTTCCTTTTTTTTGTACTCCTCCCCCCCCCAAAAAAAAGAGGGGAGGGGGTATGAATTAATGCTTGATCGCGTTGTTGCGCGTACGCTCGTACTTGTACATCTCTCTGTACTTGTGCAGCTCGTCTTGCAAGTTAGCGATCTTATAAGCTAGCCAACATTGGACTGCTTTTTCTCTTTCGACATCATCGTCGATCATCTCTAAGTGCTCACTATATTTTTCTACGACGTCGTCTATGATCGATTGTATACTACTCATCTTACACCCCATCGTTGAGGTGTTTTTGAGCAGCATTAACGATACGATTGTGTAATGACACGGTCAGATCGTTGATATCGACAACCCCAAATCTTTTTTTGAGCAAATCTAGCACGTTATCGCGATATACGCTATCGCATAGAGCAAGCAATTCGAGCAAGTCAGTTACTTGCTGTTGCGTGATTTTTTTGTCGTCGACTTGCATTGTATCTTGCATCTGTATTTTCTCAGATTTTTCTTCGACTTCTTCTTCGCTTATCGCTTTCGCTCCCGGGATCGATGTGATCTCCGCTTCGTCGCTCCATCCAAGCCCGCACAGAGACAAGGTCGCTCGACGTCTCGCTTTGGTCTCAGCAGTCATAATAGCATTTGCGCGCGCTTCTCCGCGCAGAGCTTGTCCTTTTGCATCAAGCAAGCACACTACACCGCAACTCTCCTCGTGACGTCCTTCTTTGTCTTGCGCTCTAGCCCATACGGTTAGGAGTTGATATTCTGGGTCATAATGCTCTTTGACGATGCTGATAGATATACCGCGTAAGCTTCTGAGCTGATCTGTACAATCTCGTTTCGCGTATAGTGTTACTTTTCCGCGATGGAGCAAATATTCGAACGGGCGGCTGTGCGGATTGATGCCGAGCTTTTCGCAGATCATCTTATAATAGCGTACTCGTTGCGCTTTTGTGAGCATCGAGAGATCGCCTTCGACGACTTTCGCTAGTATTGCATCTTCTTCGTCTATTTCCATCGAGACTATTTTTTCTTTTGCTTGTGCTGACATTTTTTTGGTCCTTGTGTGTTGTGTTGTGTGTGCATCAAGAGCGCGAGCATTGTCTTCGCTGTTGCCGTTGACGTCTCTATCGTATCATATTGTGTAATTTGCTGCAAGTTACACGTTAATATTTTGCAACCCGCTGTATTTTAGAGGTTTTTGTTGTTGTAGGAAATTGTGTAGACTACTTGCGTATCATCTACGCTTCGTGTTTTCCTTTTTTTACCTTTCTAATTTAGATTTAAGCAAATCTACAAACATTGTGTATAACTGATCAGATCTATTTGACTGAGATCTAATATCTTCTCTAATTTCTCTTTCAAATCCCTTAAACTCTTTGTAAAGAAATCCAAATCCTGCTATCATAGTACAAAAAAGTGTAATAAATTGAGCGTAATCCATTTTCACGTTTCCTTTTTGTTTATTTTCTAGAAACATCTCTCTAACAGATAATTATGGTCGTCTAACGTCTTCATCAGCTCTATAACCTTGTGTTGTCAATTATTATTGTCTTGTGTGTTATCTACTGTTATCAACTACAACTGCTACAACCCTGCCGCTTTACGCTGTGGTAGCTAGATCGAGGGGAGACTTGATGTCGTTGATAGCATCATCTTAGCATATTGTGTATTTTGGTGCAAATTACACCTAAATTTTGCGTAAAGCCCTGTTAATTAGTGATTAGCAAAAACGTACGTAATTGTTGGACAGGGAGCGGCTAGATGAGATATAATGATGTCATCGCTCACACAACGCGAGCACATATAAGGAGTAACGTATGGATGATGATGACGTAATGACTAAGAGAAGACGAGTGTCGATTACATGCTACGACAACTCGCTATCGCGATATCTTGTCGATAACAGCATGACGCTATCAGATCTTGCGCAGCGCTTGGGCGTATCGACGCGATTAATATCTGATGCATACATTGCGAGACGTGCTGTAGACAATAATGTCGCTAAGCGTATGAGAGAGATGTCACGGGATACAGTACATCTACTTGCGCGGGACGGAGAGTTGACTGATCAACTCGTGATGCAAGTTAACGAGTCGAGACGTGTAGACCGCGCAAAAAACGGATATGATTATGATAAGAGCGCGACGATTAGACGTAAGTGTCATGGAGTACTCGTTGTCGAGCAGATGCGGATCACGTCATGGGATAACAGTCTAAGTAGATACTTGCGCGATAATAACATGTCTGTATCGAGTCTATCAGTTATGACTAATATCCCACATTACATCATTGTGCGTGCATATTTGGGGCTGGTCACAGCAACGAGAGAGCAAGCAGAGTCGATGTATAAGTATACTCGCGGTGCAATCGTGCTACAGCAGCAGTCACACGAGTCTCTACTCGTTGCACGCAATAACTTGCGAGCATGGATGCACAGCAACAGCATCGATTATGATACGTTGTCTCGTATGTTATGTACGAGTAAGTCACACATTATGAGTATCGTGTACGGTCGTGTCACGCCCGGCGAGAAATTAATTAAAGATTTGATTAAGATTTCAGACGGGGTTGTGGATTGGACGGAAATCGGAGCTAAAGCGATAATACAGCGTACGATATGTTGTGAGTAGATTTTATTTTGTCAAATCTGATAAAATAAAAAAGGCCGGTTATTAGCCGGCCTCTACACAACACAAGAACAAAATATAACAATCATGAGAGTCTTGAGGGACACAACCCCGCTCAAAACTGCATACAATCAAGTCGCAAATACACTCTTACAATCAAGAGGTACACTCGAGATTGTAAGTCGAGAGCGAATTACAATCAAGAGGTAATCAAATGAAAAATATAATTAGCTATACGCAGACCCCCAACTGCATATACGACAATCTATTACAACATCTATCGGGATCACAAGCGGCTGTTGTATCGGTTATAGTTAGACAGACTTACGGCTGGCACAGAGACTCGAGCTATATATCCATCTCGCAGCTAGCAGCTCGGGCTGGTCGCGATCGACGCACGGTGATGCGTGCAGTCAAAGAGCTAGAGAGATCAGGTGTTATCAGTAAGCGAGTTGTCGGCGAGATGGGTAGACAAGCGAGCGAGTACATGCTCGCGGATGCTACATATATCACAGCGCTTACACGGCAATCATCGTTAGAGATGTCACGTGCTCTCGCAGTCGGAGAGCAAAATCAAAAAAAGACTTACAAAAAAAAGCGTCTTGCGTCTCTCGAGATCGATCAGTCTAGCTCATCCCTCCTCCCTAAAAACGACAAAGAAAATCTTGAAAAATCGACAAAAGATTTTTTGAAAAATGACGAGGTTAGAGCGTCTGACCAGGGGCATTTTGCCCCTGGTCCCCTAACCCTTAATCCGTTGATAATCAATGATCACAAAAAAATGGGACCAGGGGCAAAATGCCCCCCCTTAAAAGAAATAAAACAAGAGAAAGAAACAACAAGCGCCGCGGGCGCTGCTGCTCTCTCTCGAAATCAGACAAAAGCAACAGAGAGCGACAGGGCTAAAGAGCAAGAGAGCTATCTCTCACGAGACAAGTCTCGCGTGACAAGTAGAGATCACAAGAGCGATCACAAGCACAAGATCGACGATCGACTCGATCTCGCGTCGCTCGGCGTAACAGACGCAACAATACGCTGGCTATATAATCACTATAATGATAGCATTATAGCGGACGCTCAGGGTTGGATTATCGCTAATCGTGAGAGTATACGCACAACAGTCGATCAGACAATCCGATGGGCGTGTAAAGAGCGTCCGGTTGTTAAGCAAGTCGTATCGCAAGAGACAATCGCAGAGCGCCAGCGCAAGGCTGTTGATGTATTCGATGGTAAGCAGATGGGTGTCGGATCATGGTGCGCATGCAATAACTACATCGAGTATGTAGTCGGCGGTGCTACATCGCAAGTGATACAAGTACGCTACGATGCTAGCGATTACGTCGCGCTTGTGAGGGCGATAATCGACAAGTACGGTCGCAAGCGATGAGAGCACTAGACGAGATCGCGAGACAAGCTTATGTCGATATCAAGCTGCCGATGCGGATCAAGTCTCTTAATGTGCAAGAGCACTGGAGAGAGCGTCACGATCGCAGTAGAGCGGAGAGAGGTTGGGTACGACTATCGCTCAAGCCGAGAGCTAAGAGTATCGAGCTGCCAGCGAGGATCTGTATCGTGCGCTACGGCATTAAGCGTCTCGACTATGATAATCTACTTGCAGCGTGCAAGTATATACGTGACGAGATCGCTAACATCTTAATACCGACAGAGAGGTCCGGGAGCACTGATGACGATGAGAGATTGTCGTGGCACTATATGCAAGCAGCGGGAGACTATGCAGTACGTATCATTGTCTTACCCGCGTCTGTTGTCTTTGACAAGTAGCTATCGCGCTTAGCGAGCGCGTGGATTAAAACGAAATGTTGACTGCCGTATAGGCAGCTCAGAAAGCATAAGCAGCAAGTCTATGCGTTTGCGGAGGAGCCCCGGCTCCTCTTTTTTCTGGTAGGCATCAATGAGAAGATTAACTTTTTGCTCGATGTTTGCGTGCTCGTTTTTCGCAGCTTACTTTTCTTATCCTGGTTTACGTGGTCTGGTTTGGTTTATTTTTGATGCTGTAATCAACAAAAGCTTAGTAAATAATTATGCTAAACGTTAATACTGCCTGTTGTAGTGCTACTTGTCCGACGTATTATGGACAAGATTTTGATGATTTTTTATCCGAATATGAAGAATGGAAAAAAGTAATCGCTGTAAAAGAGTTTTGTTTAGATCATTTTACAAAAAGAGAGGAAGAGATAGTTTTAAAATCGAATTTGTTTTTAGATTTGGCAAGAATCCAAAGATATAATTTCGACGAAAATTTGTGTAAATCAGAATTGTCCGAAGAAAGCTCAGAACAAGAGTTTGACGAGGCAACAGTAGAAGGGTGGTATCAGTCCAAGATGTATAGACAACATTACAAATTTTATTCCACACTTTCTGAATCAATAAAAACAAAACTAAATGAGTATAATCAGGTATGTTCTGCAATAGAATTGCGTAGAATTCGCGAAAAAGAATACGACGAAGAGTGTAGTAGAATAGACGAGCAAGAAGAAATCACAACAAAAAAAGAAGCGGAAGTAATGTATGAAAATTTAAAAAATGAAGATAGGAAGAAATTTAAACAATTGAACAATCAATCCAATTTAAAGATTTTAAACTGTTTAAACAACTTAAGTTCCTTTTTTAAACTTACATTTTGCACATCTTTGGTCGCTTCATCTGTTTTTTGTTTTAAGTGTCCTTTTTTTATTACTTTTTGTGTAACCTATCCTGTTTCTTGTGTTTATTTTTTATATATTAGATTTATTTTTGTTAGTGAATTTAAAAATGAGGTAAAATAATTATGCAGAATGTTTTTAGTTTACAAAACAATGTAGAATTTGATTTTACGAACGATAACATGATTTACGGGTGTTTTCCTTCTATACAAAGTAAACGTATAAATGAAATTGAAAACGAAGAAGAAAAGATTGTAAAGATTATATCAGAACTGTCTAAAGTTGTTCTAACAGAAGCAGAATTAAAATATTTATTAAAAACCAATTGTTATAATTTCATAAAAAAAAATGATTATATTAAATCGCAATGTGAATTAGAAGCAAAACAGTTCAAAGAAGTTTTAAGTTATACAATAAGATCAGAAGGTGCGATGATCGGCGTCTTAGCCGGTTCGAAAATCGGAGTAAAATACGGAACGCAAATTGGTAAAAATGCCGGAATGCCGACAACGGGCGCGATTGTCGGGGGAACGGTAGGTGGGATTGTGGGGGGATTAGCGACTGGAATTGTAGTACATCGTTGTTTTGGCAATAGTATTGACGTGTTTTCTTATCAAAAATCGAGAGAAATTGCTATCAACAACAAAAAATCAGAATATGTAAAAACAAGAGAATTCTACAATTGGAAAAACGAAAGATGGAAAAATAACATCAAATTTTTCGAACGTATATTACCGGAGTTATACAACGAACACAAAGACGAAATTGAGTGTGCGATAAACAATAGTGTGATGCATAGACCGACACGAGCCCCAAACGGCAAAATGTACGAATACGAAGCAATAGAATCGTGGGTTACAGATCATGCAACCGATCCGTTAACAAGGGAAGAATTAACAATGGAAGATATGGAAGAATTATCAGATAACTATTATCTTTCTGTTGGAGAGAGGATTTTTTTACCAAGCTACAACAGTCTTGTTGATAGGTTTGTTTGTGCAAAAAATCAAAAAAAAGAACCGGATGACGATCTAGATTTTTGTCTAAAGTTGTTTTTTGAAATGAGCGAACAGAGCGTAAAAGAATCTATTGCAAGAATTAAAAACGTCATTTCGATTTCAAGCGAAAAATGCAAAACAAATAAACAAATGAAAGAGTTTATTTCTATTAAAAAAAACAAAATGTTTGAAACGTTAGAATCTATTGTTTTAATGAAAAAAGACAATAAATACAACATGTTTCAAAAAATCGAAGATTAAGGAAAAAAACAATGATATCATCATCCATTTCTCGGTTCCCAGAAATTATTTACGACAGAGAAGAAGCAAAGATTGCAGATAATCTGATAGACTTATATCTAAGCAAACAAAAAAACAAATCAGACAAAGGTAAATTAAAGTTGATGAATGTAATCTCAATTTCTGTTGCCGTGGCATTCAAAGCTCCTATTTCTTTAATTGTTTCAGTCCCAACTGTTGTAACAATGTCGTTTATCGAAATGACAAGAGAAGAGCATATAAATCTCGGAGAGCGCAAGATTAAGTTGTGTGTAAATACGTATCTGGAGGATTACGATCAACAAATAAAAACTAATGAGAGCAAAGCAAAAGAAAAATTGAGCGTAATTGCTCTTGCTCAACAAGTGATAAATTTGTCGAAATCGCATTTTTCGATGAAAGATTAAAATTTCAAAAAAAAGGGGGGTAATACCCCCTCTTGTAAAGATTGAAAGAGGTGGAATTATGGGTGTGAAAGTAAAAACAAACGTGAGATTGATCGCTGAAGAAAACTTGAGGCGATCCTTGCCGTGGGATCTGGAAATCGAACGTAGAGTCAAAATTGCGGTACACGTTGCGAAATCTGTACGCGCACAAGCACTCGCAAAAATCGGTGCAAAAAAAGTTAAGAAAATCACAATCATGAGATACGCGCCGCGGACTGTGAAAGAAGAAAATATACAAAAAGCTCTAGAAGTGATTAAGATGACTCTCGAGCACTTGCTCAAGATCGATGAGCATACTACATACGAGATCAAGCAAGAGACTGGTGTTGGTACACAATTCGGAACGGTCATCGATATTGATTTCGAAGACCGTTTGTCGGCGTGACGTTTGACGTCACGCTTGAGTGCTTGCTTGCGGAGTCAGATACTCAAATTCATCGAATTGCATATGATCGATGTTGCATGTTTTATTCTCGATAGCATTATCGAGTACTTCTTTTATCCCTGTTTTTTCAAACCAGTCTTTGTATTTAAGGCCTTGTCTTACAATCCATTCTGACACTTTAAGAGCCTCTCTTATATTTATCTGCTTATAACCTTTTGAGTGTAAATAACAAACCTGCACAATCGTTTCGTTTGTAAGTACTGGAAATTTTCGTTGTTTATATCCGCTTTTCGGAGCTCTATTTTTTATTCGTCCCATAAATCTACAAATATCATACTCTGCATACGCTGCTAGCATGTAGATCGTAAGCATTTGATGGGGGGTAGTATTGTTGTCGATAGTGATGTTATGAGAGATGATCTCGATCGATGCTTTTTTGTCTCGCACAGTATCAAGTATTTTTAGCGTATCTCGTATCGATCTCGACAAGCGATCGATGTCTGTAACAACGATTACATCTCCCTCTTTAAGCATTTCTAATATATTTTTTAATTTTCTCCCCTCGAGGGTATCTCCGGAGGCTCTTTCCGAAAATACGCGATCGCAGTTATGTTTTTTTATTTGCGTCTCTTGGCTCTCTGTCATGCGTGATCTGCTGCTCACTCTTACATATCCGTATCTCATTTTTCTCCTAAAATTAAAATTTTAATTTACAAATTGGTTTTCTTTTTTCATTCTCAATTTACGGTTGTGAAAATTTACGAAAGAAAGAAAACTAATCGTAGATTGTATCATTAAAATAAGTCGCTGGTCAACGAAAAAAAATGTTTCATGAAAATTAAAAAAATTGATATACAGAGCTTGGAAATCAGGATGGGAGCAACAAATGACGAAAAAAAAAATAGCATGGGACTGGCAAAATATATTAGAAAAAATGGAAGCGGGTTGTACAGCTAGAGAGATCGTTGGAGGTATTTGCGATATATCTGTATTTTATAATCGTTTTAAAGAGCATTTTGGGGTTAGATATGTAGATATATGTAAGCAATATAGATACAGAGGCGATGGAATAATAAGACATAAACAATATCAAATGGCGAAAAACGGAAACGTAAGAATGTTAGAATTACTTGGTATCGAAAGACTGGGTCAAAAAAGAGATATAGCGCCTCCCCCCCCAAATGAGGAGATATTAGCTATGCGGCATGCTAATATGATTTTGAGAGATGCGCTTGCGAAACTGAATGGAGGGAAAGTACCCGAAAGCATCAATGACGCTCTCAACAACTACGTAAGCGACAATGATGACGAAAACCACTTTGACGACTAGTCATAAGCAAGATAAGAGTTTTGCCGAGGCGACTAGACGATATAATGTATGGGTCGGCGCAGTAAGTAGTGGTAAGACTCATATTAGTATCGAGCGCTTGATATATGATCTTCGTCACGCTCCTGCTGGCGACGCGATGATCATTGCAGTCAATCGTACATCTCTACAGCGTAACATCTTGTCTCATATGTATAAGCAACTTGGTTATCCTCTACCGACTCCAACCACCTCAATGACAATGCTGTACGGGAGAAAAGTCTGGTTTGTTGGAGCGCCGGATGTGGGATCAGTCGCGACTATACAAGGATCAACTCTTGCTCTCGCGTATGTTGACGAGGCTACTAATATTCCAGAGCCATTCTGGCGTATGCTAGAGAGTCGTTTAAGGGTTCCAGGTGCAAAATTACTCGCTACATGTAACCCAGAAGGCCCTGGCCATTGGTTAAAAAAAGATTTTATCGACAACGAAAAACTTGATTTGATCTCCTGGGATTTTACGCTCGACGACAATCCTGCGCTTGACGAAAAGTACAAAGAGCAACTCAAAGCGTCGTACTATGGGATGTGGTACAATCGATATATCTTAGGTCAGTGGGCACTAGCTCATGGAGCAATCTACGATTGCTACGACAGAGATAACGAGTACAGCAAGCCGATCGCTCATAATCCGGACTATTACATTGTAGGAGTGGATTATGGCACTACAAATGCTACAGCAGCAGTACTTTGCGCAATTTCTCACAATCGTTGGCCGCAAATCGCTGTTGTCGATGAGTACTACTACGATTGTACAAGATCGGGACGCAGCAAGTCTGACGCTGAGCTCGTAGCTGATATCGCTAATTTTTGCGGCACGTATCACGTTACATCTATATATGTAGATCCCGCAGCTGCATCGTTGCGCGTCGCGATGCAGCAGAGAGATTTGCCAGTGTTGCAAGCTGACAACGATGTATTGACTGGGATTAAGATTGTTTCTAAGTTTTTGTCCGCAAAACAGTTAGTGATTAGCTCGTCGTGTAAAAATCTGAAAGAACAGTTACAGTCGTACGCGTGGGATCCATCAGCCGCTCAGCACGGCATTGATAAGCCTATCAAAAAAAATGATCACGCTGTAGACGCGCTACGTTATGCGATATACACAGCATTTCCGCGGGGCGAGATGCAAGTGCAAAAATCTTACGCAGATATACGCAAGGATGTGTACGGGGATGATTATCCACTTTTTATACCTACCGGTGGTTTTTTTTAAAAAAATCTTTTGATTTGCGTAGATTTATGCTATTTTAAAAAAAATTGTAGGTAGAGAAATGGGATCTTACGAGTCAACGTCAGCATCTATATCTCTTGGATATATCGATCCGAGTGATAGCTCTGCTAGAGATTGCAGACAGATGATGGATGCATTCTACCAATCTCACTATCCTGGAAACGCCGCTTATTGGATGCAAGGATCTATAGATAAGCGCTTTAAAGTTGGAGATCAGTATTTTTATTCGCAATTTTACGGGGCTCCACAAAATCAATATCAAAAATATTGCATCAATCTGATACGTCGACACCTCTCGATGATTACTGGTTATCAAAGACGAAATAGACGCTCTACAGTTGTAGTACCGCTACAACCAAATTCCGACGCTCTATGTGACGACTATAATAAGTGCTTGCGATGGGACGAAGACCGCGATAATTTTCAGGAAACTCTCTCAGAGGCATTTGCAGAGGCATGCGACGTTGGAGAGGACTTGTTGCATCTGACGTTGCGATATGATCACGATATTATATCCGGAGATCTACAAGCAGAGAGAGTCGGTTATAATAATTACCTGATCGATACATATACGAGAGAGCCGGACTTATCGGACTGCAATGGTATTTGGATCAGACAATGGCTTAGCAAGCAAGCTGCTAAGATGTATCTACCGGCTTATCAAGACGTTATAGACAAAATGAAACCGAACGGAATGAAAGATGGTCGGTTTCCTTTGCAAGCTGAATTGCAAAATATATCTATCAGCAATCTATTCACTTACGACGAATTCTATTATCGATCCACGAGAAAAGTTAAAGTAATCGTAGATACTCAATCAAACGAATCTACAGTATGGGAACAAGAACAAGACGAGCCGGAAGATATATTAGATCGAGTTTTGTTCGAACAGCCGTGGCTTAAAGTACAAGACAGAGAAATTCCAACAGTTAAACTATGTATAGCCATAGGCGGTCAAACTGTATATAACGGACCGAATAAACTTGGTATAGATATCTATCCATTTATACCAATTAGATGTTATTACGAAAAAGATATACCATCGCTGGCCTGGCGAAAACAAGGTATTGTAAGAGGAGCGAGAGATCTGCAAGTATTGTATAACATGCGCACTGTTGCCGAGCTACAGATATTGCAGTCTAGTATTAACGCGGGATGGATATATCCGATCGACGCAGTTGTAGATCCTAAAGCGTTTCGGCAAGCGGGTCCAGGAGAAGGCTTTCTCATACCTCTCAAAGCAGGTCGATCAGTCTCGGAAGTGCAGCGGATTGACCCTGTAGGTATACCTCAGACAATTATTGAGATGAGACGTATACTTGCGGATGATATATCAAAAGTCTTGGGCACAAACGAAGAATTGCTCGGTGCAGCTGTAGATGATAAACCCGGAATCGTCTCGATGCTGAGACAAGGCGCTGGGTTAACTACTCTACAAGCTATCTACGATCGACTTGATCTCGCTCAAAGACTGTTTGGTCGTTTGCGACTACTCTCAATGCTCAAAAATTACAACAAAACAAAAATTGGAAAAATTCTCGGCAAACAGCCAGAGCAAGGATTTTTTGCGTACAATAATCAACGTTACAATGTAGCTGTCGAAGAGGGAGTGTACTCTACAACACAACGTCAGATGGTATTGCAGCAACTACTTGAGTTTAAAAAACTTGGAATGGCTATATCCGACAAGTCGATCATCGATGCTGCTTATCTCATCGACAAAGCAAAAATCAAAGAAGAAATGGAAGAGTCTGCTGCACAAATGCAACAGCAACAGCAAGCGCAAGCTGAGCAGCAAGAAAAATTAGACAACGCGAAGATCATGCAAGCATTCGCAAAGTCGAAAGCTGATCTTGCAATTGCTGACGAGAGAAAAGCTAAGATCGATCAAATCGAAGCGGATGCAGAGCACAAAAGTACTCAATCAGATCTAGATCTAGTTAAAACGTTAATTGCGCTTGAAGATATGGATTTAGAAAATATGAGAAGAAATGTAGAATTAGCAGCGTATATCAAAGGGATGAATACGCAAATGAATAGTATGCAAGAAATGCAAAGGAATCAACAAGAGGTGCAATTATGAAGAAACATACTGATGCTATGTCACAGTTTCATTCTGGTCACTGGGAAAAAAAACCTGGTGATGTAAGTGTAGCAAACACGAAATATGGAACTGAATTTAATCAAGCGGAAGATTACAAAAGAAGCGTAGATGCTCTTGCTAGTTATGCGAAAAAGCATAAACCAACCCATTAATTTCGTGGCGCTTATGCGCCACCAAGGATAGATCATGAAGAAAAAAGAAGTGAAATCAAAAGAGCATTGGGAAATTAAATACAGCAACAAAGACTCTGCAAATACCCCTGCAAATGCATTTGCTCCAAAAAGACCAAACGAAAGACCAAAAACTTACAAACCAGTCAATAGTTGTGACCACTGAAGAAAATGAAGAAAATTTTGACATCACCAAGAAAGTTTTGTCAGACTCTCAATATGAGATGTATATCTCTTGGAGAAAGAAAAAAGCTAACACGCTTATTTTTAACTATCCAATATTTATTGGCGAACATGAACTTGTGGTTAAGATGAGTAATGATGTTATGTTTAAATTCCATTAAAAAATATAAATATGAATCACAATAGACCAACAGCTGGAGAATTAGCGCAAAAAGCACTCAGCGATACAACAGTATATAATGCTACAGAAGTCGGACAAGCAATGTGCGACGATATCGAAAAGCACTTGTACGACGCTGTAAGCAATTATATAGATAAGATTGAGCAAGACAAATTTTGCGTTGTCATGCTCATCGGTAAAGACAGTCTCTTGCACAATCTCATTCGACGAAAATTTTACTGCTGGCCGTTTTTGCCGAAACCGAGGCCCAACCAGGCGGTTTTCTTGTACGAGAAATCGAAAGATCGGATTACGAAACGGTTGTGGGTGTTACCTTGTGATGCGGCGATGGCAGAGTTAGCATCTCTCACAGCAGTGCATAAGAAATACAAAAATATGCAAAGATGGTCAAAAGCTTTTTTCGATGGAACTTTTTGGGACACGATTAGAGGGGAGTCAGGAGTAGATCTGAAATCTGAATACGAATGTCTACACGAACTCATGAGCGAAAATAGCGACTTGCGTCTCGACAAGAGCTCGTTCAGACTCCTTGAGAGCGATCTTACTGATGATATCAGCACTGGTGAGATCACTGACTCGATGCAGTTCAGCGTCAATTAATTTTTTTTCAATTTTTTTTGGAAGACAAAGTGCAGCGATGGGGACGTCTAGACAGATGCTACGCAAGATAGACTTATACTTGTTGTATGATTCGATGATGTCGATCGGTTTTTGAGAGTCAGTCATAATAATTTGTATAGAGGAAAAATGACGGAAGAACAAGCAGTAAAAGAAGAGCTGGTTGCAGCTCAGAATGCAATTGTAACAGATCCAGTTGCGGTTAATCAAACAGAAAAATCTGAAAATGTAACAACGACAGAAACAGACGAAGAAAGAAATTGGAAAGCGTTTCGAGAGGCTAGAAAAAAAGAAAGAGAGGCAAGGGAGGCAGCAGAAAAGAAAGCTGCTGAGAAAGAAAAGGAAGTTGCTGTTTTAAAAGCGGCCATGGAAAGTGCTTTCAAGCAAAATCAAACTGTAGATGCGGCTTATAATAACTATTATGAGCAAAACGTAGAAGAAGATACATTTGAGAAGAAAATCGAGGCGGTGCTAGCTGCAAGAGAAGAGAGATTGCAGAGAGAGAGAGAAGAGAGAGAAAGAAGAGAATATCCGCAGCGACTCGTCAAAGATCTACCCGATTTTTCAAATATTTGCAGTCAAGACAATCTTGACTACATCGACTACTACTATCCAGAGATCTCAAGACCTTTACAAAAACTCCCAGAAGGGTATGACAAGTGGTCGGATATATATCATGCGGTCAAAAAGCTGGTACCTAACCACACAAACGTCAAACGAGATGCACAAAAAATCGAGCAAAATACTCTCAAACCGCAATCTCCGCATGGTCGTATCATTAACACAGATCAAAAACCCCCCTCTTCGTGGAGAGAAGTTGAGGAGAGAAGAGCCGCGAACTGGGAGCGGATGCAGAAGACAATGAAAGGGATAGGATAGATGTGGTAAAGAAAAAGTATCAGTCGCCTTCGGGTGGTCTTAACGCCGCTGGAAGAGAATATTACAAACGTACCGAAGGAGCTAATCTTAAACCACCTGTCACAGGCAACGCTCAAAAAGGATCAAAGGACGCGAATAGACGTAAGTCGTTCTGCGCTAGAATGTCCGGTGTTCCCGGTCCGATACGGGAAGAAGGCAACAAGTTAACTCGCAAAGGTTTAGCTCTAAAAAAATAGAGGTGTAAATAGCTGCTATTAGTTTTTTTTTGAAAATAGATTGCAGATCAAAAAAAATATGTTAAGCTGATTGTAGCGTAAGAGATCGATCGCAACGATCGTTTTGCGGCTGTATAATAACGCCTCGCCAGCGTAAACAACTAAAAGCGAGGAAGTTATGTCATTTTCATCGGGGATCACGAATCTCCAAAACATGGCGCCAGAGCTGCCGGTGCAGGCGGCAGAAGACCTGCTCTCAACACCACAATTTAATCTAATCCACTCTTTCGGGGTCGACTTGCACTTTGCGGAGGCTTATGTCGGTCGTACTCTACGTATGTCGCGATTTGAGCGCCTCAGCACAGACGGTGGACAACTTGACGGATCAGGTATTGATCCTGCTCCAGAAGTACCGGTACGTACTGACATTGATGCTACTATCGAGATTTACTCCAAAGTTGTTACTACAAACGAACAAGTTATATTGTTTGAAAACTCAAAAACACTTACTAAATTTACAGCGCTCCTAGGACAATGGTTAAGAGAGAAAGAAGATTTGTTGATGAGAGATTTGTGGGCTAGCTCAGTCTCTTACATTAATTGCACTGGCGGTACTAACGGAGATCAACCATCTAATATATCTCTCAATGATGTAAATAACGTCGAGAATATATTACTAGGTAATGATGCTAGAACAATGCTGTCAAATTTAGAAGCGGTAAATAAATTCGGAACCGCTGGTGTTCGAGATGCATTTATCGCTCTTTGCAATACTAATCTCTGTTCTGATTTACAAAAAGTTCAGGGGGTATTGCTTAAGTCTGCATATCCTACCCAAGAGGGTATTAGATCTGAAGAGTATTGTTCTATTTCTAGGTTTAGATTTTTTGTCTCGGCAAAAGGGATTAAAACTCCAGGAATCTCTCTTAGAGGAAATACAGTATATCAGATCCCGATGTACGGATTAGAAGCAGCAGCAAAAGTAGAACAAAATAGTTACACTGCTACAATTGGTTACAGACCCCCATGGGTAGTATCTAGTGTTGCCCAAAACAGTCAAATGTATGCTAAGTTTGCGATTGCACGTGCAATTACAAACCAGAACTGGGTTGTTGGTCTTAATGCAACCACATTTTTACCTAGTTAATTAAGGGGGTTATATGGCGTTTACTATTTTAGACGGTGGATCATTTACGTCTACCGGTGCTGGAATTAAGATTAAGTTGCCGAGTTCAGCCGATTATTTTGTTACAACTAATACTAGCGCGATGGCATCTACATCAGCAGCATGTATTCGCGGCGAGTGGTTTGGTCCGAAATACGGTGTGGGGGCGTCCGTTGCAAATGATGGATTGAGGTGGCGCAAGAATGGATCTCATGCGATCTTGATCGATACATTTGCAACGTCTACAGCAAGTGACGGATTTACATATGTACAATCTGCACCGACAATCGAAGCTCAATCATCTAGTGCAATTACTGCAATCACAGCTGCATCTCCGGCCGTCGTCTCTCAAGTTAACACTTACAGCGCTGGAGATATCTTGCAGATCTATGATACCACGGGGATGCTGCAAATTGCCGGGATGGCGTTTCAGATTTCTTCCGTTTCGGGGGTAGGATATACTCTAACTGGTCTTAGAGCAGCTGGTTTTGCTGCTCCGGCAACAGCGGGGTATACAAGACGAGTCAGCAAGCTTGCAGCGATGGAGCCGCAGTATTTGTATGTAACAGAGGTTACAAAGGCTTCACAGGCTGTTGTGAGGTGCTCTGTTGATCCGACAGCATATTATGTGGTCGGAATGAAAGTGAGATTTAGCGTTCCGGGATCATTCGGTATGTATCAGCTCGATGGATTGACTGGCACAATCACTGCTATGTCATCAGCTAACTACACGATGACTGTTGATATCAACTCAACAGCGTTTAACACCTTTGCTTTCCCGGCGTCAACATCCTCTCCGGTTGCTCGACTTTTTGCTACTCTTGCACCCGCAGGGGCATCAACAAAAGTGGATCCGATTACTGGTACGCAAACGGGTTATGATTTTGCATATCAACCTTTCCGTACAGGGCAATTTACCCCGTACATGTATTTAGGAGGGGGTACTGACTCGCCGGCGGGGGCGGCTGGTAATATTGTTAATTGGATCGCTTATAAGCTAGAGTCGTAATTAATGGCTAACGCGTATCTGAGACCAGTTGTTACGATTCCATCGGCACTCTCTCTTGTTGCAGCAACGAGAGAGGTGCAAATGGTTATTACTGTAGCGATCACTAACACGACGACGCAAGCTAACACTTACGTCGTCGGTATGAGTGTAAAGCTAACAATACCAAAGCCTTATGGAATGATACAAGCGAACGGCCAGGTCGGTAAGATCTTGTCAATTGTCGATAGTGATATGCAGCTAGATATAGACAGTAGTCTGTATGATCCGTTTGTCTTGCCAATGTCAACATCAGTGCATGGACCGGCAACGATCGCTCCAGCGGGATGTCGCAATCTTGAGTATAGCAATCTAACTAATAGAGTAGCTTTTCAATCACTTAACAATAGGGGTAACTAATGCAACTAGCTATGTCAACAGCATCCGGAGAGATTCATGGATTAATCAATACACTTACTAATAGCGTTCCTTTGGACGACGGTAAGCATTTTAAGCCCGATCACAAAAAAGAGTTAGATCAGCAAAGAAAAGAAGATGCTAGACTTGTTAAAGTAGAGTATCTTAATTCTCGCGGTAAGCATGAGAGATTAACAGTTCCATACTGTAGATATGCCGGAGATCCGATACAGATCTATCATTTTATTCCGGGAAAAGTATACGAGATACCTCTTGGTCTTGTTAAGCAAGTAAACGATCCGAACAAAATACCAAAAAGAAGATCAGATCTATTACAAGTAGACGGAGTGGATGTAAATAAAGGAGCTCCTCTACAAAAAGACGAAGAGGGACCGTGGTTGCATAAATTCGTTCCTGTTTCTTTTTAAAGTTAAAGAGTAAAAAAAATGACAGTAGCGCAAGCTGATAGTACATATGCATTTATCGAGCAAAAAGTACGAAGACTCACAGCATCTGCAAGCAATTATGCATTATCGAGTGCAGATATACAGCGCGCGGTCAATACTTTTTACAACAACGATTTTCCTTATGCGATCAAATTAGATCAGACTCGTCATGTTTATAAATTTCTGACAATACCCAATGTTGATAGATATCCTGTTGACGTTAACAAATATCAAGGATTTAGAGCGCCCGTTTATTTCTCGGGTATAAAAGGTAACTTTTTCAAAAATCGAGATCAGTTATTTAATTTATATCCGAGATATAACACTCTATTTCAACCTGCTGCTGGAGACGGCATCACAACATCTTTTGCTTTTAATCTTTTATCAAACACTTCGAATCCTTATCCACAACCAAACGCTGGTATATTAAGTGGTAATATTACAATCGGCGGAATAGATATTAACGGTGACCCGATTAGGATATTAGATAATGGCGGTGCGGTAGTAGACGCGTACGGGATTGGGAGTAACACTACAAGCGGTCAACTGATCTACTATCAGCAAAACGCCGTCGGAGAAGGTGTATATATAGATAGCATCGGAGCGCAGCAACAAGCAGTACCGGCACTTTCTCCCTTGGGCGGTCAGCAAAATGCTAATGTCCCGAATACGCCATATCCTCCTCTCCCGCTAACTACACAATATTGTGGTACAGTCAATTACGTCACAACTGATATTACGATTACATTTCCCGTCCCACCTGCATCCGGAAGCATGATAAGCGTGTGGGCGGCTCTGTATCAGCCGGGAAGACCGTACAATATGCTTTGGTGGCAAAACGAGCTCACAATACGACCAGTGCCGGATAAAGTATATGTAGTTGAGTTAGAGGCATATCAGACTCCCTCGCAATTTTTGTTGTTAACAGATCATCCTGTACTGAATCAATGGGCGCAATATATCGCCTACGGAGCTGCAATCGAGATATTGCGAGAGCGCCAAGATACGGACGGAGTAGCAAATTTGACGGAGGGTTTTAAGCGTCAAGAGGCGTTAGTGCTTGAGAGGCAGGGGGTTGAGGAGATAGGTCAGCCCAACGTTACGATATTTAACTCATCCGTCCCTAACAATTACGGGGTCGGATTGGGCATCGGACCGGGATTTTGATGAGCAAGTACATACCGCTACATATTACCGGTCCGAGAGAGGGACTTGTACAGAGCCGACAAGAATTTATTTTGCCAAACGATGCTTACCCGCAGCTTCGAAATGCATATGTATTCCGAGAGCGTTTACAGCGTAAAAAGGGCTGTCAACTCCTCGGGAGACTACGTCGTCTACTTAACAATGTTCTTTTAGCTCCTTTATTTTCACCCCCCTTCGGGGGCACGTATAGCTACAATGTATTGACAGGAGCAGGATTAACAACGATCGAGCCAAATTCATCTCTCGTCCCTGGCAATATATCTACAATCACTTGCGATTTTGTGGCTATCGGTCAGCAGCTTGTAGATAGTGTTGGGACGGGTGTAATGACTGTTGTCGGTGCTGGTCCTATTGTTAGCGCTACAATCAATTATGCTACATCTACTATTACTGTAACTGTTAACGCTCACTTTGTGAGTGCAATACGACTTACTGCTAGATACTATCCATCCCTGCCAGCGATGGGCTTGTGTATTAAACAAGAGACGTCTAATCTTACTAACACAATAGCTTTCGACCAGAGATATGCTTATATATTTAATTCCGGATTAAACCAATACGACGAATACATACCTGGTACAACTTGGAATACAAATAATTCTGGTGTTTCTGCTATTGATTTCTTCTATTCGGCGAATTGGTGGACTAGTGATCTAGTTATACCAGGAACTGCTACTCCTTTATTTACAACAGTAAATCGTAAATTAATGTGGGTAACAAACAATACAGGACAATATCTTGCTAATGCAGATCCTATTAGAATTACTGATGGGGTTACGTGGGTTAATTTTTCACCGCCAAATTTTGGTCAGTTAGATATTACTAACTATCTGTTGCAAGCATTAGCAATGATCCCTTTTCGCGGACGATTGTTGATGTTTAACACCTGGGAAGGTACATCGTATGCGACCGCTGCTAATAACCCGTTAAGAATCAGATACTCGGCGATTGGTAATCCATTTATCCCCTTCTCAGGTGCTTCTCAGGGGGCGTGGAGAGATGACGTACGAGGTCAAGGCGGGTACTTAGATATACCAACCAGCGGTCGTATTGCATCAGTCGCTCTACTGCAAGACAGCATTGTAATACAATGCGATAATAATAGTACTTATCAGCTTCGGTATACCGGCCAAGCATCGTTACCATTTCAAATCGAATTAGTTAACAGTGAGTTAGGTGGCAATGGAGCTTTCTCCACGATACAATTCGATACTTTTGTAATTTCGATTGGAAACAGAGGTGTAATCGATTGCGACAATTACAAAGCGTCTAAAATAGACGTTAAGATACCCGATTATGTTTTTCAATTGCAAAACGACAACAATGCTTTTCAGCGTATTTTTGGAGTAAGAGATTTTCAAAACAGATTAGCATTCTGGAATGTATGTTCTAGTTCTGGCTATAGCTCTCTAGTTAGCTCAGTAAAAAGAATATTTCCAAACGAAAGGCTTGTATATAATTACGAAAATAAGTCTTGGGCTTTATTTAATGATAGTATTACTTGTATGGGATATTATCAAGTTAAATCAGTCAGAAACTGGATTAATACTAAAATCCCCTGGATACAATGTAATTTCCCATGGATATCTCAACCTCTTGGTGTAGAGAGTCTTATAGCTGGTAATCAACAAGGTTTTGTTTTTTTATTAGATCAATTGACTGTTAATGATTCCACATTGTTTATTGCATCTATAACGGGTTTATCTCCATCATCTACAAGAATAAACAGTCCGAATCATAATCTAGTTTCGGGAAATGTAATATCAATAAGCGGAGTATTGGGTCAGTTTTCAAACTTAAATGGTTTGGTTTTTGGTGTTGTAGTAGTAGACGAAAACAACTTAGACTTATTTATCTACGACTCTTCGGTCGATGCTTTTTCCATTCCCCAATTAGATGATCCTTCGAAAGTGTATTTAGGGGGAGGTGTTATCTCAGTGAGAGATAATTTTTCCATCAAAAGCAAGAAATTTAATTTTGTTGAAGAAGGTCAAAGTATACAACTTGGTTATATAGATGTATTGACTAATACAACACCAACAAATCAGCCCGGAGAAATCTCGTTAAATGTATATCTTGATTATAATGATGCAGGAGCGTCAAACACTCTCCCGCAAAATGAAATTAACGATTACGCTCCATTATCTAATCCTGATACTTTTTTCAATGCTGTTATACCAACTACACAATCTAGTTTAAATGGTGTTAGCGGAACAAAGTTCTGGCAGAGAGTATATTGTCCAACAAGAGGTAATTTTATTACAATAGAATATGCTTTTAATAATTCTCAGATGGCTGGAATTGCGTGCACAAAAGAATTACAGATAGATGCGCAAGTTTTGTGGATAAGACCAGCGGGAAGAATGACACAAATATAAGAGATTATAATGACAAGCTATCAGCCAAATATACCAACTGGATTAGTTAACTTAGACGTTGATTATCAAAATCTAAGAGGTAATTTCCAACAGATCGATACTACTTATGCGATTGATCACGTACCGATCACTCAAGTTGCAAATAATGGTTATCACGCTAATGTACATTGTGTACCACCGTCTACAACGGCTACTAACCCACCAGACAATTACCCTGCAACAATGCCGGCTGCTACCGCTGGGATAGGGTTGATTTGTAGTCCGGAGATAAATGATGGTAACGCAACAGATACAGCGTTGTATTTTCTTTCAGGTGCAAATGTAGCTCATCAATTAACATCTAATATTACCCCAAAGGCATCTACAAACGGTTATACTTATCTCCCCGGGGGGATAATTATACAATGGGGTCTTGTCATATTGCCTCCCGGATCAACGGGTAGTGTAGTTTTTCTTGCGGCGGGCAATATTAATTTTGTTTCTAGTTTGTATATTGTTAACGCTACTCTCGGTCCCTCCTCTCCGCCCGTTGCTTCTGGGGGTTGTGTATCTATCTACAATACATCTACAACCGGTTTTTCTTATCTCATAACGGGATCTGGCTATAATAGATTTCGGTGGATCGCGATTGGAAAATGAAATATAGAGCAAATAATGACGTACGGCATCAAAAAGATGACTGATGACTAACGACGATCAAAAACTCGATGTATACTTGCCGATATACGACT